CGAACTTCTTCTGCCGATTGGCGATCTTGGTCTTGTTGTCGCCAGCAGCGATGTTCTTTTCGAGTTCGATCTTCCGCGCGGCGTTCTCCGTCTCAAGGGCGGCGATCTCTTTCTTCAGGCGCTCGGTCAGTGCAGCGGGCTGTTCTCCTTCTCCTGCAGGAGGTTTTGCAGAAGGCGTTCCAGCAGCATCCACTCCAGGGGGTTTAGCTGCTGCAGCTCCGGAGGTATCTGGCCCTTCAGGGGTGATTGCAGAAATGTCAACGCCCGCTCCAGTTGGAGGAGGCTGAGTTCTTGTACCACTTGGTGCTCCTTTGGTGTCTTGTGCAGGAGGCGCGACAGGGGGCGGTGCAGCTTTTTCTCCACCTATCACAGTGCCTAGGCCAAGACCGGCCAACCCTTCGAGCGTGCCTGCGCCCACAGCGCCCCGGTACGTCGGAGTATCAAACCCTTCGCGCTGCAGCGCGATGTTCTGAGCGACCTGCTCTTGGAAGGCTTGCCCGAACTCAGGCAAAGCTTCAGCCACACCCGCCTCAGCACGGCGCCGGATAGCGCCCTTGGCAGCTTTCTCAGAAATGGACTCGCCAGTTTCCTTGGCGGCTTCCTTGGCAGCGGCCTTCTTCTGGATCGTTCGCGCGAGTATTGCCGCAGTGGTCTTCTCCACCGGACCCGTGGCAGCAGCGCCACCCAGCACTACGCCGAGTAGGATCTGATCCAGGTTCTCGCCGTTGGTACGTTGCGCCAACTCTGCACGGCGCTCGGCTTCTTCGGGAGAAACCTTGGCTTCGAGAAGTGCTTCCTTGGTGGCTTCGTAGATGGACCCCTTCACGGTGCCCGCACCCATGACGCCGCCAGTCAGAACTGACGCACCAGTAGCAACCAGCGCACCCGCACCGAGGATCTTGACCCCCAGAGCAGCAAGAATCGACGGGACTGCAGTGCCGAACGCACTGGTCAGCATGTCAACAGGCGCAACAGAAAACGCCTGGAATGCCGCCTTGACTTGGTCCGTCGCCCCGGCGTCCTCAGCCTTCTTCATGATCCTGGCGATCTCTGCCTGATCATTCTTGGCCTGTGCGGACATCAGGTCAGCGACGTACTCCTCAGCACCCCGAAGCGCTTTGGACGTGTCAGACCCAGCACCGAACGCGTCCGCAATCATGCGGACACCTGAGACAGCGCCCTTGACGAACCCTACAGGGACGTCAGCAACCTGACGGAATACGCTCTGCCGTTCAGGCGTAGGGAATTGATCAACCAGTCGGAACCCGGGAGGGACATTGACCGGCTCTGATCCGACAAGAGTGAATCCAGGTGGAAGTGCCATGATTACTTTTTTACTACGACAGGATTACCAGTCTTCGCATCTTTCCAAGTATCGCCTCCATCTTCAGAAATGATTTGCTGCCCAGTCTCATTGTGGACAGCTCTTTTTATTTCCTTGGGTGGAGTAATTCCAGCAAGCCCTGCAAGCAGCTTGTTCAGTTCACTTAGTTGCCTGAGGTACTCTCCTTTTTGCGTCAGATCAACAGTTTCCCCAGCTAGTTTGATGAGGTTGGCGGACATCGTTTTGATCGCGTCCAGCGTGGAAGTCCTCTGATCAGGTGTCGGGTAGAGTTTGTTGAACAGCGCTGGATTCTGAGCTGCAAGATTGATCTTCTCCTGGAGATCAGACGGTTTGTCGATCTGTGCTTGCCGCAGCCGGATATCCGCTTGGGCCTTCAGTGCGTCAATGTCTTGACCAGCAATCTTATCGCGCAGTTCAGCGATCTGATCTTCGATTCTGTTCACGTCATCGTAGCGCTTCTCGCGGATGGCTTGTACGCGTTGTGCCTCCAGCACGCGCATCTTCAGGATGTTGCGGCCAGCTTCCTCCGACTCGCGTTGAGCAGCGGTCAGTTCCTTACGAGCCTCTTCCTTGCCCGTGCGGACACGCTGTTCTTCCCTGGTGGTCTCATCCCCCAGCGATGTGAACAACTCACCCGGCTTGGAGCTGATGCTCCTGAGGATACGGGCAATGTCGGGCTTCAATTCACCTTGCCGAGCCTCATACATCCTGCGAGCTTCAGCCATGCGCTCATCGCGCATACGCTGTTCATTGGCAATCTGCTCAGCCATGAGACGCTCGATGCCCGCCTGTCCACTGAGGATCTCTTCCGGGACGCCTTGACGCGTACGCAGCGCGGAGAGTCTGTTCTGCAGTTCTGTGCCCCGAGAAGTTCCCCTGGCAGCAATTTGATCGATGAGAGTCTCGATGTCGCTCTTCTGCGGACGCGCTCCCGGTGTGGGGCCAGCAGCAGGACTAGTAGCAGCGGCAGCGGTGGTGGAGGCAGCAGCGGCAGCGGGGTCCGCAGCAGGCGCACTCAGGCCAAACGTGGCCGCGTTTGGCAAAACATTGCCTGGAGTTCCAGGAGGAGCAGGGGTATTCTGTGTGAGCAACGGCCCTTGAGACCCGAGGGCTTGGCTTTTTGCAGCCGCAGCGGGGTCCGCAGCAGGCGCACTCAGGGCAAACGTGGCTGCGTCCGGCAAAATATCGCCGGGGGTTCCAGGAGGAGCAGGGGTGTTCTCTGTGAGCAACGGCCTTTGAGCACCGAGGGCTCGGCTTCTTGCAGCCGCGCGCTGGGCGGAACTCAAAGCAGCCTCTGCGGCCCGTACTTTGCCCACATAGAGGTTGACCGAATTAGGGTCTCCGGACCTATTAGCTGCTGCTAGCTGTTGCCGCAGCGATTGAAGTTCGTCCGAGAGCTGCTTTATCCGGGCGGCGTCCGGGGCAGCAACAGCAGCGGCTGGGGCAGCATTGGTAGCAGGCGTCGTGACTGGAGCAGCATTGGCTGAGGGGATGACCGCCTCGGCTCCTCTACGAGCCAGATTTGCCAGCCCTCCCGATTCGAGGATGTTGAGGGCTCTCGCAGCGAACCTCCGCTCCGTCATGAGGATGGCGCGCCTTTCACCCTGCGAGTTCCGGATCTCCGCGTCGAGCTGCCTCAGGTTGTCCCGTGCAATCTCCGGTGTCCTGTACTCCCGGGCACGGATCGTGGCGGCTTCCTCGTCGCGCCGAGCCTGCACTGCAGGATCGATAACGCTATCCCCGTCCTTAAACGCCACGATCCCGCCTTGTGCGAGTCGAGCAACGGGTGGCTGGACCATGTCAGCCTCGCGCCGAACCTGTTGTGCAAGCGAGCCGATACCCTGTGCCTGCGCGTTCTGCTGCATCGCAGCCATGTCCTGCTGCGCCTTGGCCATCTTGATAGCTTCGGTCTTGCTCCGGATAGCAGACAGCAACGCGTACGGGTCGAACTGAGTGTCGCCCCCCGGCTGCATCGAGCGGTCGAACAGGGCCTTCAGTTGATCCAACCCCATCCGACCAAGGACGGGAGTCTGCCCGGAACTCTGACTCGAAAACATTATCAGCCTCCCGAAAGGCCAAGCCAATCACCAAAAGTCTTGCCCAGCCCTGCGCCTTGAAGCATGGTAGCAATTGCTGACAGCCCTGGAGAATACTGCGGAGCCGTGAGGGGGAGCCCCTGCAGAAGACTCTGCATGTACGTGGCTTGTTGGTACGGGTACTTCTGCGACTCCTGGAACTGCTGATAGCCGAAGTCCAGAGGCTGCTGCGCGATGCCCCGCTCTTCCCGACCTGCAGCCAATTGATCAGCCAGGGATCTGAGACCGTAGTTGGCCCCGAACTGATTTGCCGTTTCACCCAAGCGCTGAGCTTCGAGACCGAGGGTTGACTCCCCAAGACGCTGTTTCAGCGCTAGGTCGTACGCGGACTGAAGTCCCTTGGCCTGGATATCTCCAATCTGAGTCTGCAGATTCCTCTCGCGCTCCGACCGCATGATCGCATCACGCGCCCCGCCGAACGCCCCAGCCTGAGCAAACTTGGCCTGCTCTGACTGTCCTGCGATGTTTGACTGCCTGCGGGCTTCCCGTGCCTGAGCGTCAACGACGTTCTGCATGTACGGGTTCATGTAGTCCTGAACAGAGCCCAGTGCGCCAAGACCCGTGTTGAACTTCGTGGCTTGATACGGACCCAGCCCTTCGTAGCCCTTGAACGCCCCCTTCTGCAAAGCAGTCGGATCAGCGTACCGCTCCCCCGTGAACGGCGTGTAAGGCAGGTTTGCCAGCCCCCAGCCACGGGAGAGCATGTCCATGACATATGGACCGAAGCTCGCAGAGAGGGAAGACTGCGACGGGTCGATGGCAGTAGTCGTACCCGTGCCAGTCGTGCCCGTACCTGTGCCAGTCGTGCCCGCACCAGTGCCGGTCGTCCCGGTGCTGGTGGTGCTGGTCGTATCAGTGCTAGTTGCTCCAGCAGGTGGGACATACGCTCCGGGATACGCAGTAGTCGTGTTCAAGTTGGTAGCGTCGGGTGACATATTCATCGCGCTCTCCTTTGAAGATCGTTCATCAGCGCATAGAGCGTTCTGGCACCGCCCATCTCATCGACGCTTTCCTTGGGAACATACATCTCGCCAGCAGAAACGCGTGCCGGAGTCGTATCACCGATTCTGGCATGGACTCGGTCATCAACACCACTACCGTCGCCTTCGCCTGCGATCAACTTCGCCCCAGGGACCAACTGCGCAAGACCCATGGGACCACCCGCACCGTCCACAGCGCGTTTGGTCATCACGAACGCACCGTCTTTCATCTGCAGCGGACGCTGCGGCGTGCCGGTGACAACACCGCCCGTGGCGTATGCCTGAGCAAGACCGCCGTTAGCGGAGTACTGAACAAGCGGCCCGTACTTGCCCTGGACCACTTCCTTGGTGTACTGCTTGGGAGCAGAAACTGCGTACCCGTACCCGCCGCCCCTAGGCTGTCCTTCAGCGGATTTTGCGTACCTGTTGCCGAGGTATGCGCCCAGAATGGCAGCGAGTCCTGCCGGACTCGTGGCGAAGTCGAGAGCTTTCGTGCCAACCTTCTTGGCAGCTTCAAGCGCTTTGGTCAGGTAGTCTTGACTGCCTGAGGGAAGGGTACCGCTTGTATCAAGCGCTGCGATACCTTCTGTGATCCCAAGACCTTCTGGCCACTTGATGGCATTGATGTCGGGAATAGTTCCTGATTTCCAATATGATGGATCTTCGGAAAGCCAGTTAATCAATGTATTTTGAGAATCAATTCCCGAACTAATATCACCTACCAGATCAGCATCCCAATCGATAGTGTCTACACCTGAACCGTCGTCACCAAAAAACCCGAAAAGGTCTTCATACCATTTTCTAGACATTTTGCTCTCCGTACAGCGTGCCGTAAGGTGTCATTGCAATACCGCGACGGACATCAGCGGCGTTTCTGTTTTCCTTGTCCTCGCTGCTCGAAGAGCCGCCGAGCAATCCAGCCAGACCAAGGGGACCAAACATACTCCCGTCATCACTTGACGTAGTGCCGCTTGCTGCAGTGCTACTTGTCGCATCGGTGTACGGTGTGGCGCCACCTGCGTCCCCCATGGCAGTAGAGGACGGCTCTGTAGACGGCGTAGTCATCCCCACGGAGTCAAGCGTAGGTCCAAGCAGGTCAGGGCCTTTCAGATCAGACAGCGCCCCCGCAACCGACTTGCCGACTCCCGCAGCACCCAGACCCATGTTGACCAGCCCGGAAGGAACACCAATCTTGTCCCCTATCAGTCCCGCAAGGCCCGATTGTGCAATGCCACCAGCAAGAGGTCCATACTGTCCGCTGAATGCCTGTTGCAGAGCGCTCTCTGGGATGTTTGTTTTCCCGCTGAGCAGGCCGAGACCGATCTGCGCAAGCGCTTGACCCGGAGTCAGATAGCCTTGATGCAGCCCCACGAGGGCCTTGGACACAGACGACAGCGTACTGAAACCTGGGACCATTGCGTTGGCAAGGCCAGGGAACGCGTAGTCCATTGCGTCCGACACATTGAACGCAGCAAGGGCCTGATCAACCGTCTGGTTGCCGGTTATGTCCAGTCCACCGTATCCTGCAGCAGACATGGCTTCCAGCGTGCCACGGTCTAGCCCGGACGCACTGATTTGAGAAGGGTCGATGTTTCCGAATTCGTCTCGGCCAGAAAACGCAACTAGATCTTTTGCAGACAGCCCGGTGAGCGCAGACGCTACGTCAATCGCGGTCTGGTTCGGGGTGTTGGGGTTGGTGCCCGCGTATGGGCCGATTGCGCCATGCGTCGGGTCCAGCCCCAGGGAGATGTTCATCCCCTGAGAGACAACTCCTCGTCCACTAGAGTCTGTCCAGCCTCCAGCAAGTTCGCTTCCAAGGACGTTGGACGGCGCATTTAGCGCCGCGTTCATCGCCGCTTCAGCAGCGGCTTGGTCCATCCCACCGCCGCCAGTATCGCTAGGTCCGCTAGGACCGTATCCAGCGTCACCCAACCCGCCAGCTTCTGAACCGCCAAGCCCGTCCATCTCTACCTCACTGAGTCAAATTACCGGCTGATCTCTTCCCAGTCCATCGAGGCATGAACCTGATCTCCATTCGACGACGACGTGCATACAAGCGTAAGCTCGTAGGGCGTGGCGGTGAACGGGTTCCGTTCAAGCTGGAAAGAAAACAAGGCTTCCTTCAAGATGTCAATGGTGTTGGACCCTTGATTTGATCCCTGGAAGTAGCCTGAAGCCAGGATGCGCCCGCCTGTTGTTGCAGTGCCTGTGATGTTGTAATCCACAGCCGAACTCGTCCCCGCACTCACCCATGTGCCCCCAGTAGTCGTACCTGATGCCACCACGCTCCACTGGTAGTTGGTGTTGTTGGTGATGCCCATGATGGACAGCGCGGTCAAGATGACAATGCCGTCCAAGCGGGCAGACTTAAGTCGAATTGAGATGATAGGGTACAAGGTGCCTGCAATCGTCAGCGTTCTTGGTGTCAAGATATTTGTGCCGACAGCTTGCTGCAACCCTCGAAGCTCGTAGCCCCCTTCAGAGATCACGGTAGAGCAGACCTGCTTCATCGTGCTTGACGAAGAAGTGCCCGCCACGTTTTCAATCTCGTAGCGCAGGGGCAGGGAGGCGGTGGTGATGTACGTCGTTGTGATCAGGTTCGCGTGGTTGAAGTTGTGCGCCGGAACAAACACGCCATTGATGATGAACCCCAAGCGGCAGGTGCCCAGACCCAGCCACTCAATATCCATGTACAAGATCTGCGCTTTTGACAGATCGAGCGTGATACCTGATGGACCCGTGCCATTAAGCGGATCTTGATTCCAGTTCGCTTGTGCAACAAGAGTGTCCGTGGTTACGCCGGTTACAAAACTTCTCTCGACAAAATATACACTGCTGCCGTTTTGTTCAAGGTAGAGTCCGTTTGAAGCCCCAAAGTAGCCTACACGTTGGCGCAGGTTAGTTTTTGTTTGGGCCATCACAAACGTGGACATCACCAGCAGGCTTTTTCCAGGCTGGTAAGAGAAAACTTTCGTCGTCTCGCGGATGATCTTGCTACCGCTTGCCGTATCGATTGTGAGATCCACAAGACCTTGGGCGGCATTGAACGCTACAGTGAAGGTTCCGGCGGCTGAAGTGTCGTTTACCCAAAGGTTGTTGTCCGAAAAACGGTGCGACGAATCAAACAGCGTCAGCGGGTTGCTGGTGCGCAGACGGCCAAACGCATCGACGTTGGTGCCGCCAATTGATACCGGGACAGTTGTTGCAGATCCGTCCACGATGCGCTCCAGAAGATTGTCTAGCTGGTTGAAATAGATCCGCAGGATGCTCAGCAGCTTGTCGAAGTACTGCGGATCGTAGGTGCGCGTTGCGACCGGCAGGGCCGGAGCCCTGAACCGCTTGATGATGTTGGTCCAGATTGTCATGACTTGCGTCCATCAGGACGAAGATCGATCCGGAACTTGCCCAACTGCCACTGGACACCCAGACCAGTAGACTTCGCACGCACCGCCATCTGGCGCCCACGCACACGGATGTAGAGATTGCCGTCGTAAGGCGTGACCGTACCCGAAAACCGTTCCACGCTTACCGTGGTGTCGCGTTGCACGGTACGTTCACTCTCAAGCGCCACGGACATGTTGGCGCTCTCAGAAACATTGGTCACACCGCGCGTGTACCCTGAGCCAGAGTTTTGCAGAGGCAGCAAAGACATGGTCAGTGACTGGTTTTCAACCTCTGCGGTAGATCCTGCGAAGGTCACATCAGGCAGCATCCGCGTGACAAACCCGAAGTTGTGGCCGTCATCAATGTCGAACTCCGACGAGATGATATAGGCTTCAATCGGCTGGAACGTACCAGTAGATCCATCATCACAACCGTTCTCATGGTACAGAAGCTGGTTGTTGTAGTCTGCCGCAACCGGGATGTTGGAAAACACGCTGGCATCGTTCCAAGCTGTCCGAGCCATGCTGCCGTAATACCACACCTTGTCGGCGTAGTTGTAGACGACATAACGATCTATAGCGGTGGAGTTCGCAGAGCAGTAGAACCACCATACTTCGCTGAACTGCTCCACGGTGGAGGCAAAGATCTGCAGGTTCTGGTTGGTGTTCAGATCATCGAAGATGAATTTCCGGATGTCGCAGTTGAGCGTAGACGTACGTCCGTCGAAGACATAGAACTTCTCGTCACCCATCCAGTACACAACGCCCGCCGCTACAGCCCAGGCGCGGTCAGAGACGATGGTGATGTTGTCAGCCAGGATCTGTGAGCCCCACACAATAGGCGGACCAAGGTACTGCAGCGAATACAGAGCGGTGTCCGTCCAAACAAGGATCTCCTGTCGGGCCTGCGCTACAGCTTGAATCTCAGAGCCCCGGGATAACGTCAGGCTTCCAGCCTGATTGGTCGCAGAAGGAGTCCAGTTGGCCGCTGACTCTTGATCCGACCACCGGATCAGCATGGGGTTGAGCGTGGACGAACCGTAGTCCGTCGTGCCAAAGGCCAGGACGAAGCGAGAAGCATCCGAGACGAGGCGGAACAGTGCTGCAGAAGGCGTGTCGCTGGCACCGGTCAACGTCGAGATGTTTACACCTCGTGTTGTCAACGAGGTTGCTGAAGAAGAGTTCCAGTAGTAGATCCCGCCGCCCTTGGGGCCATAGATCAGATCTGCACCGAAGTTTGCGTGGTTCCACAGGCCGATCTGCTCCGGCACGAACGGGTCGGGGTCGCCACCCCAGCCGCCGCTACCCCACAAACCAAAGCCCCAGCCCTCTGTGTCGCTGGGCGGGGGGTACTGAATGGCCGTGCCGATGTTGGGCTGGTACTGCGCCTGGACCGTCGTGCCGCCGCCAGGAGAACCCGAAACGTCCGCTGCAGTGGCTAGCACAGGTAGCCCCGTGCTGGGATCTCGCGCATTGAACGTGTAGCTGTTGGCGTCTATGACAGTAGCCACCTGATACTCAAGCTCCAACACGGCCTGAGTCATGTTGCCGCCGAGACCAGTGACGTTGTCGAACTGCACGTAGTCACCGACAAGACGGCCATGCGCTGTATGTGCAACGGTGATAGAAGCCGCTGTGAGAGGAGCGATTGGAGTTGTCGTAGCTGTGAACGGATTGCTCAGCGTGTAGACATCAATAGGCGTGATGTCGTTGTACACCCCGTAGTACACGTAGTACTTGAGGTTCGTGCCGAGGCCGAGGTAGACACTCCAGGGCCACAAGGCGCGGCAGATGCCGAGGAAACTTCCGGCATTGCTGTTGACCTGCTTCCAGCCGCCGATCTTCTCAGGCTGGCCGGAGCGGAAGCGGATCTTGTCGCACTCGTACCAACCGTTTTCGGCGGCGTAGCGTGTGTTCTCCCGGAAGATCCCGGGGCGAAGTTGGAGTGTTTTCAGAGGCATACGGTTACCTCAGGAACAGCGCACGCTCATCTCTGCGCCGCTTGACAAGACCCGGGAGTTCTTTGCCGCCAGCCTTGGTCCACTGCATGAACGCATCTGCGGCCCCCTCGATGTCATCGCGGTTGGCCTTCATGCGGATCTGACTGCGCTGAAGATTCCCTAGGCCAGCGTTGTACGCAAAAGAGACCAGAGCGTCGAAGCGCCCTTGATGACCAGCACAGCCGGGAACCAGACGAAGAACACCTCGTTCAAAAGCAGCGACGTCCACCGCGAATAGTCTCTCGATCTCTTCCTTGGACCAGACACGGTTGTGCTCCGGACGTAGCGGGTAGTTCATACGGATGAACCCAGTGTAGCCCTCTTTACGAACCATGGGCAGTTGAATCTGGTCCTGATACAGAACGTGCCCATACCCGATGGTCCAGATGTGCGCAGGGCACAGATAGGGCCGGGTTCTGTAGCCCTCATACCTGTGCATCAGCGCAGCGCCCTCGGGGCTGAGCTTCACTTCTTGCTCCACTGCCTGCTGCCAAACCAGAACCCAATGATCCCGCCCAGCATGGCCATTTCGTCTTCGCTGAAGATGATCGCGGTAACGCGAATCAAGTCGTCCACCGACTGGATCAGGCCCGGGTGCTTCCAGACATACAGTGTCAGCGCAGCGTTGATCAGCACCAACTCGATGATGAAAATATAGGTCACCGTCGGGCGCACCGTGCCGACGTAGTTGGCAACCCAGCGGCTGGCTTTCTCCAGCACCTTCTCATCGTGCCTGAGCGCAGCCTCGGTCATCTGCGCCTCGGTCTGCATCGCAACCTGTTCGACGCGGATCTCCTCCATCCTGGCCTGGGAGGCGTATCCCTGGGCTGCAAGCTGGAGTTCCCGCTCGGTCTGAAGCCGTGCCAGGGCAATCTCGTGCTTCTGGTCGCTCTTGTTCTGGAAGAACTCCAGCAGCTTGGGCAGGCCGCTGATCAGCAGACCACCGAGGGTAGACAGCAGCGACAGCATTACTTGGTCCCCTTTGCGAACTTCTCGCGCTCCTCAAGGAGCTTGACCTTGACCTGAAGGTCATTGATGTGCAGCATCAACTGCTCCTTCAACGCGGCCCTGCGCTCGGCAGAAAGCGGGCTGTCGGTAGGAATCCCTTCCTTGGTGATCAAGGCAGGCATGTGCCCTTCGATCTTGGTCAGACGTTCAGAGAAGGAGTTGACCTGCCCCAGCAGCCATGCGAGGCACATGACGACGATGGGGATGACTGCTTTGAGAACGTCTGTCCAGGCCATGTTTACCCCTTGGTGGAGATGACATCATCACCACGCTGGACGGTGACCTTGTCGCCTTCGACGCTGACCTTCATGGACGCTTCCTGACGCTCAGGCTTGTCCAGACGCCCGATCAACTCCTTGATGATCGTGATCTCAGGCTTCTCTTCCTTCTTGGTCTCGTTGACGATGCCGTTGACCATCTGGATCAGTGCCATCGTGGCGGTTGCCACCAGACCGATGACAGCAGGAAGCGCTTCGGTGTTCAGGAAAGCCGACGACACAACACCCACCAGCACCAGCAGGAAGATCCAGATGATGGCCGTCTTGCCGATGGCCTTGGCAGCGACTTCCTTGGCGGTAGCCTGAGCCTCCAGCCGCTTGAGTTCAACTGCGGCCTGGGCCTTCAGGGTGTTCAGGTCAATCGGTTCCATGATGCCTCCATCATTCATGTCTTCTGCTCTGCAAAGACGTTGACGAACACCGTACCGTCCTCCAACGCTTCGATCTCATGCCACTCCCCGGCGACCAAGTTCAGCGGCGTGGAGTTCTTGTCGATGATGCGCTCGCCCTTCTCCTTCCGCACAACACAGCGCCCGGAGTGACACATGGTCAGGTGCGAGTACCGATGTTCGTGAGCAGGAAGACCTTCCCCCTTGTCGGCGTGGTAGATGTTCATCACCGCGCCGTCATACGTCACGCTGTGTTTGGGGAGCAGCAGGTCCATCAGAACTGCTCCGCACCCGTCTGCATAGGCTGTCCCTGTACAGGTGCAACGGGCTCCGGCTCAGGCTCAGGCGGCGCGACATAGGGCGCGATGGGGCCGTACTCGCCCGCGAGTCCCTTGGTCCAAAGTTCTTTGATGTGCGCGTACCGATCCGTTGCGTTTACACCGCACGGCATGACTTCATCAAACTCGGCCAGCTTGACGTTGCATTTGAAGTTGGTTTGATCCGCATCTGTCCAGACCAGATCAGTTGCATATTGAACATTGAACATGATGCACCTCAAGAAACGCGGACGTAGAGGGCTGCGGCCCAAACGTAAGAGGACGAAGATATTTGGGAAACCAAAATAGGAACGCAACCGCAATAAACTACACCGATTCCAACATAAGACCCACCAGATGAGAAATATGTATTCCCAGAGCTTACCTTTCGCCAAGTTCCCGTAAGAGAAGTTCCGCCACCGTTATATGTTGCCGAACTATTCCCACGATTGGCCGCAAAATCGGTAAGACCTCCGTAGACCATTGCGCCAAAATTGGGAGTCCAACCGTATCGAAGATCGCTACCCGCAACAGTCGAACCAACCGCCACATTGGTATTGGTTGCAATCATCAGCACCGCAACACTACCGATATCACCAAGTCCTGTCGTTACAACAGCACCTGTCTGGCTGTTGAGACTTGTCACTCCACCCGCCGGTGGAGGAGCGCTTGCCCAAGTGCCACCAACAGAGGTCAAAAGATTGCCCGCTGTACCCGGAGCTACCGTTTGAACAGCAGAGGTGCCGTTGCCCAGCAAGACGTTGTTCGCGGCCAGGGTAGCAGCGCCAGTACCGCCAGACGCCACAGGAAGCGTGGCCACCCACGAAGGAATGCCCGCAGCGACCGTCAGGACGGCGTCGGTTGCGCCCACCGTCAACTTGCTGATCGCCGTGGTGCTGGAGGCGTAGAGAAGATCTCCAACCGCGAAGCTGGACTGCCCAGTGCCGCCCGAAACTGCGCTGAGCGTGGGTGTCCACGTAGGAATGCCTGCGGCGACCGTCAGGACGGCGTTGGTTGCACCGACCGTCAGCTTGCTGAGTGCTGTGGTACTGGAGGCGTACAGCAGGTCGCCAACCGCGAAGCTGGACTGGCCGGTGCCACCAGAGGTCGCGGGCAGAGCCGTCCCGAGGGACATGGACGCTGCGTAGGTGAACGTAGGTGCTACATCAGTTCCCGCAGCATTGATCCGCAGCGTCATGGACGCGCCAGCAGGAACAGCAACACCGGGTTGCCCCGAGACCTTGACGGTAGCGATCTGCCCGCAGTTGTTGGTGACGAAGTAGAGCTTGCGGTTGGTAGGAACGATGACATCCCGGGCAACACCGGGCGTGCCGGTGATGTTCAGGAACATGTTTCGCGCGGAGTTAGTCCCGGCGCTGCCGTCCACAATGGTCAGCGTGACATTGCCCAATGTCACGTCCGCAGTCGCCAGCCCTGCGATTGCCTGATCGGTCAGGTCGATCATCCCGCTGCTGACTGTCGTGCCCCAGCCCGTATCGTTGAGGCTGGGATTAGAAAGCCGCAGGTTGGTCGTGTAATTGGTTCCTGGCATGGGTTACCTCAAGCGAAACGCAGCAGCGCCGTCGTTGCAGTTGCCGCAGGCATCTGAATGGTGAACGTGCCCGAAGCCGTCTTGTCAGCACCAAAGTCCAGCACAGCGATGGCGCGGTTGGCCTTGGATTCGTTGTAGATCAAACCGCCACGGCAGGTAAAAGCTGCGTTGGCCCAGACCGGATTGTCAAACGTGACGTAGGCAGTGGTTCCCGAAAGAAGAACTTGGACGTTAGTAAGCGTCACACCGCCAGTGATGTATCCTGATCCAAAGGGTACTTGCCCTGGCGTTGACGCGCTGTATGCGGTCGTGGCCTGACTCAGGTCTGCTAACGCGGTGTAGAGTGCCAGCTTCAGCGTATCGGTGTCCAGATCATGGATACCTAGCCAAGACTCCTGCTTGAACGAGGAGCACATTCCCTGGAGAATTGCCATGTCACTTCACCGGGTTTCTGACCTGACCGCTGCGGTAGGCGTCTGTACGGTTCTTGCCGTCGCCCAGGTTCTTCAGCAGCAGGATCGAATCGTTGAACTGGCTCTGATACAACTGAACAATGTCCTGCTCAGCCTTCATGAACCGAGCAGCCTCCACCATGACAGCATTGAACAGCACGGTGTCAAAGTTGTCACCAAGCCATGTGTTGCCCGCCGCGACAATGCTCTGCGGCTGGTAGAAGTAGTTCAGATCAAGGCTGAAGTTCGCCCCAGGCGTCGGGCCGAGGATGATCTTCTGGATCAACGCAGTTGACGTACCGTCCAGGGCATAGTACCGAGGCGTGCCGGTGGTTGCGGGGTTCGGATAGCTCTCCCGCATGAAGTTCACATCCTTGTTCAGGAGAAACGCACGGTCACCACCGCCCAAGAGCGTCGAGTACACAGCCACGCTGTACGCCGCCAGGAAGTCTGACGGCAGGTTGACGTTCTGGGCGCCGCTGGTCAGCGCCAGGGTCGCGTCCTTCCGAAGGATCGGAAGCTGCACCGTCTGGTAGATCTTCTGCTCTGCCAGTTTGGTGAGCGTGGCAAAGTCAACAGACGAGAACGTGTTCTCGACCGTATCCTCGACGGCGACCTTCAGCTCGGTGTAGTCCATAGCTTACGCCATCGGTCCCCGGGCCATGGTGCCCTTGGTGGCTGCACCAGTCCCACGGATCTTGATCCCCGAGGTCTTGGCCGGGGGCGTCGCAGCAGAGGCGATGTTGCCCACCACCATGCGCGGCATGGGCGCGTCAGCGTTCACGACCGGGGTCGGAACCGGCTTGGCCTTCATCATGTCACTTCCCCTTGCGCCCGACCGGGCCTTGGTTCGCCACACGAGCCATGTTGCGGCCCATCTGCTGTGCGGCCTGGGTGGTCACACCGCCCTTGGCGAGCTTGGCGCCGGGACCATGCGCCACACTGGCGGGCTTCTTGGCATGCGCCCGGAGGGCCTTCATTGCGTCTTTCATGTCGAACTCCTTTGGGCCGCGCCCGTTTGAATGATACCGCCGACCGGCGGGTTAGGGAACTGACAGATAGTTGATACGGACTGCGCCATCGCCCCCAGCACCGGCTCCGGCAACAACACCGCCTGCGCCAACAACAACGGGATAGGTAGTTCCGGGTACGACTGTCAGGAATGTCCAACGGAGCCCGCCGCCACCGCCACCACCACCACCTGAAAACACAACGCCACGACCACCACCGCCGCCGCCGTAGAGTCCGCCATTACCGTTTGAGTCACCATTTTGGCCATCTGAACCGCCAAAACCGTAAGAGTCTAGTGCTAGGGTGCCGCCTGCGCCACTCGTACCTTGACCACTTAATCCAACGCCGCCACCACCAGCAGAAGCACTTATACCGCCGTTGGCACCTCCGCCACCACCACCGCTACCGGGATTCCCGTTAGAAGGAAACGGACGTCCATTTCCTCCGTTGCCCGCATAACCGCCGGCACCGCCCCCGCCCCCAGAG